AATATAATTTACCGTTTGCTCATACTCTTTAGTATTATTCTTCAAGAATGGTTTTTTACCCGATGCATGATTGCCATCATCATCTTCAGCAGGAAGTCCTAATATTCCTTGAAGAATTGCCCTGCAAAAATAAGTAACGCAAGATAAGATCTTTTGAGGATCTGTTAATGGAGGCAAATTTATGCTTGATTTTAATTCTTTTCCACTATCAAGACAAATTATCCAAGTCTCCAATTTATCCCCCTGCGGAGGTTGTATTAAAAGCAGATTATGCTTCTCAAAATAAGGTCTTATCTGGAAAATAAATGAATCCTTTGTGACATAAGTATTTCCATAATGAGGATTTACTCCATCTTTTGTCAATGATCCAATTTCCTTCTGAATCAAAGCAATCTTTCTATAAAGTTCTATCATTAATTGTGTGTTTTGATGAGATACAAATATAGACTATTTAGTTGACAATTAAAAATGACTATATAAAAAAAAGCCAAATTCAGCTAGAGAGCGATAATGGCTTTTTCATTTGACAAACAGATACTGTCTGTAAAACACACGTGCAAAGATAATCAAAAAATCTTAGATTGATAGTATTCTAGCTTTTCTTTTAGTTCGCTCATGGTATATTTTGAAAGCATTTGTGATTTCATATACAATTCATTTGCAGTACCTTCTCCATATTTCTGATCTAATTTCATTCCGAATACATATTGTTCACCTTGCTTAAACATATTACACCCTACGCATTGCACTTGGCAGTTTAATTCATTCCATCTCGTTGAATAATGAGTGCGGCTTCTGAAATGACCGCATTGCATTTTCTTCCAACTATCTTTTTTACCACAAGTAAAGCATTCTACAATATCATCTTGACAATCCCTTTGCCTAATGAATTTACTAAAAACTGAGTCTAGTTTTGAAACAAGTTTACCTCTAGTTATTGTTTTCTTTTTTTTAGTCATTCCACTAATATATAGTAATATACTCATATGTGGTGCAGTTAGTTTTATTATTGCCTGAGAGGCTATGAGAGGCTTTTGTAAGACGCACTTATCCCTAGTAGAATAAGTGCTTTCTTGCCTTCGAGTAATCGAGTTTCCGCAAGACATCCTAGTTACCAACAAATAACATTACTAGGACTTGAGGCTATTTATGGCTCACCGCATTTGTTGCCATTCCCTGCGCGTATACCTCTTCACTACGCTTGACCCCTGCTTCATTCTTGGTCTTTAAGGTTTCTCCGAATCGTGATTTCAGACGCATAAAAAAAACCCGTAGCTTGGTAGACCTATCGGGTTTTCAATCTTTCACAAAAAAGAAAAGTTCCTTATACCTACCAAGTAAGTCGCTAATATAATAATTTTTTTTCATTTCTTAGCACTCGTTCCGTAATAATATGCAAAAATATTACTAATTACAACTCCTTCAACCATTCCCATTAAGTGAACAAAGAGATCATTATCAGTTACAGAGGGAACATATACCACCGCATAGATTATAAATGCGAAGGACATTAGTCCTACGACTCCAGTAAGCGTCATCATATAGTCTTGCCTATTAGTTTTAGCAATTTCTACCTCTCTTTTTCTTGCCGAATCTCTATCCTCAACCTCTAACTTATAAAGTTCTTTTTGATGACTCTGCAACATCTTCTTATCCTCTGGTGATATATCAGGATCATCATCAATCATTTTACTCACCACGCCTAAAACTCCTGCATCGGGTAACAATTCTCCTGCAACCTTTAAAATTTTAGGTGATATCTTGACAAGGAGTTTTCCGAGTTTTGTTTCTTTTAATTTTTTCATTTTTTGTAAACCCTTTTTTCTAGGTCTTTAATTCGATCTTCATTTTTCTCCATTTCTCTGATCAAATACTCTAGCTTTTGATTAACTACTCTTGTATCATCTTGCTGAACAATAGGCTTTGGGAGCGTTTTAGCAATCTCAATTTCACCTTGCAACATAAAATAAGAGGATGCAATAGAAAATATCATGCCTCCAACCAATATTAACGTTTTAAAATCTAGATGAAAATCAGGTTTTTTATCTCCATCGATATCTATTCCTACATTACTCATTTCTTCTCCTTATAACTTTTATAACATATGGCAATTGCCTGATCTTTCTTATATTCCTTCATCATTTGAGGAACACATCTGATCATAAAATCTTTTTGTTTCTCGTTTTGTTTTGGTTTTGGTATAGGCATATTCTATAAATCAATTCTAAGGCTATTTTAAGCCTCTCTAAGCGATTATCTTTTTATTATGGTGTTACCACCTATCCGCAAGTTTCGCATCCGTCAAACTCCCAATATGAGATCCGACTTCCTTTGCGTTTCATTTTGAGAACTTGCTTTCTGTTTTTGCGTTTTTCCGTATAAGAAACATGAACCCACTCAGGCTCTTTATTATTTCCGCCTTCCCATATAAGCTGATCAAATTCAAGCTGATCTTTTATGATCATAAACATTTCAGCGTTTGATCTACCGCTTAAAGCATCTAAATCCATTGCCTCTCCTTGCATATGTTGAGATCTTCTTGCTCCACCTTTTAATAATTTATTTAAAGCTTCAGATCTGTAAAAGGAATTTATCCGTATAGGCGCACCAACATACTCTCGTAACGGCTCAAATAATTTCTCAGCCGTTACTTTCATAGTTTCTAGATGTTCCTCAGTAGGTTTATTATCAACGCCGTTTCTTTTTGCCGTATCTGAATGAGTTGCCTCATGATAAGAGCAATGCTTACTTATATTTTCAGCTTGTTTTTTCTTTGCCATCTTTTTTCTTTTCAGTAATCTTACCAGTTGCAAGATCTACCTCTATTGATCCATATTTTTTATTAAGTTCATCTTTAAAGACATTAAATTCCTTTAAAGCCTCTCCATGCAATCCAAGCACTTCGCTTTTTTGAACTTCTAGAATACCAATATCATGCCTACACGCACCGATTTTGTTATTTAATTCTTGCAACTTTTTTAATTCTTGATCTTCTAATTTATCAGACATTTTAATTTTAAGTTTAGTACGTCTCAAATTTAGACTTTTTTCTCTAAAGCGTCAAGTCTAGCAGTTAAGGTATCAATAATAGCTTGTTGTTCTTGTATTGCTTTAACTAAATAAGGTATTAAAAAATCTGTTTTTAATCCCAAAATAGTTTCTTTTTCGTCTACATATCTAACGGCTTGCGGAATAATTTCTTGAACATCTTGAGCAATAAATCCAAGATTATTTTTTGTACCATTAATATAATCAAAGTGCTTTGGCTTCATTTTAGAAACCATATCAATTCCGTTTTCTACATTTGATATATTTTCTTTTAATTTTATATCTGACCCATACGTCCAAGCACTAGCCTTTAAAAATCCATTACCATTATTTTGTACGTTAAAAGTACCACTACCATTACTATCATCTGATAAAATTGCATAAGTTGTACTTGTATCATAACCGTGAACAAAAAGTTGAATATTGCTTTGTGGTGTTTGGTTTATTGAAATATTACCCCCCTCACTTATTTCAAGGGTACTGTGTTTTGCAGTAAAATTGTCATTTAGTGCATTTAAACTAAATACACCACTCTCAGATTTTACTCTCCAAAGCCTAGAATTTGCACTTGCATTTCTATGATTTAGGAATAAAGCGCCTGCTGTTGCTCCATTTGCGATTATAAATGCGTCATTATTATTTTCATAAACTTGAAAGTTTGTATGAGCACTTAAACTATTCCCATTTACATCATTAGGATCAGTTGTATTTATGCCCACATCACCTCCACTAGTAATTCTCATTCGCTCCACTTCTCCTGCAGAACTGTGAACCTTAAATGACATATAACCATTTGAATCATTATATGTACTATTTTCTTTTGCTCCTCTTATGACTGCATAATTAACAGTACCGACTCCATAACTTCCACCTAATCCAATAGTACCTCCTACGTCAGCACCTTGAGAATCTGTACTTGTTATAGTAACCATTGAATTATTTGCAGTAACATTTGGACTATTAAAAGTTGCAACACCCCCAGATGAGATGGTGAGCCTTCTATTTCCAGCATTCGTGCAAAAAGCCATATCTGCTTCTGAGCGAAGAACTAATTGTGTTGTTGAATTGGGGGCATTGGCTAAAGAAGAATCATTACCTAAAAATCCAATAGTAGTACCTTGATTTTTTAATTGAAAATACAATGATGAATCAGAACTTGAATTTTGAGATAAAAAACCCGATGAACCGATGATAAATTTTTCAACTCCTCCACTTGTTCTAAATTCATGTGTATCACTATCTACATATAAAATTTGCCCTGATGTATTTATTATTCTAGCAAAACTTGATTGCCCAAATAATAAAGCACTTGTTGTTCCATTTCCATTTAATGTTACATCACCCCCAGATCCGATGGTTGCTCTAGTAGATCCATTTACATTAAATTCCATTGCAGATGTGCCACGATTTATTTGTATAAAATGTGTGCCTGAAACATCAGCACCTGCAAATGTTAATCTTGGGTTACTAGCAGCGGCTACAGTCATCGTTAGTAAACCAGAAGATGAGATACGTAGTCTTTCATCTATGCTTTGCCCATTTTCTCTAGTAGAAAAAGTTAAAGCACTTGCGTAATTGCTACTTGAAGAATTTTCTTTTAACCCTCTAATTTCACCAAATATAGTAGGAGTAGTTCCTGTAAAATTACCACCTAATCCAATCCCACCACCTACATTTTGTGCTGCTGACGTAGTATCAAAAACTTGCATTACTTCATATCCACCACTTCCATTTGATGGATTATTTACAGCAGTACCAGATACGTGAAATGGCACAATAGGTGAAGTAACTCCAATACCCACATTACCATCAGACAAAATATTTAAAGCAAGTAGATCATCAGTTTGATTATATATATTAAAAACGCCTCTTGCAGAAAGTGATGTTCCTACTCTCCATATTTTAGCACTAGCGTTTGTATCACTAAATCTAACGTATGAATTGCCACCTGAAGGAGCGCTGATATCTAATTTTCTATCTACAATGCTTATATCAGTACTGGATTCAGTAATAACACTATCTTCTAGACTTTCACCCCCACTTGCCCACTTTGGAATAGTTCCTGCCGTACCTGATCCAGTATTAGCGTCAACATAAGCCTTAATACTTTCAGATGTTGCAACGGTTTTATTTGTCGCAGTTGCAAAAGTATCATCATCTAATACTGCTGATCCGTCAATTTCTCCATCAATTATTAAAGTATCTTCTAAACTATCCCAATTAAGTTTCTTTCCTGACGTAACTCCGTAAGCAACAAAGTCAAATCCATTACCATTTGATCCAACTTGGCTAATACCATTAACTGTTTGACTTCCAGTAATTGTAATTAAACTTCCTGATTCAGAAATAATTGAATCCGCTATTGTAGATCCAGTTGCCCATTTAGTTATATTACCAGTTGTTCCAGTTCCTTGTACTCCAGTCTGATCTAATCGTTGCCAAACTCCAGTAGTTGAAAATATTGCCCAGTCTCCAACCTCCCAATCTGTAATTCCATCAAGATTAGTTGACCCTGCAACCCCTACAATATAGTAATGTCCTTGCGTTCCAGTACTACTTGTTAAAGTAGGCGTATTTGTGGAGGCATTCCATGAACCTTGAAACTGTAATCCTTCAGCAATTCCGTTTATTTGACTTTGTAATTTACCAAATGCTTCAAGCATTGTATCAGTAGATAAAATACTCGATCCTGCAGGACTTTGTAGTCCAGTTAGTACTTTACCTATCACAGATGAATTGGTGAGCGTCACGGCTGCCGATACGTTAGCAGTACCATTTAATGATGATGATGTTCCAGTAGCTTCTCCAGTAAGAGATATTGTGCGACCAGTTGCCCATGCGGTTGCAGTATCAGCGTTTCCAGTCAAATCGCCAGTAACATTGCCAGTAACATCACCAGTAAGGTTTCCAGTAACATTTCCAGTTACGTTTCCAGTCACATTGCCAGTATGTAATCCAGTTGTATCACCAGTTAAGTCTCCAGTTACGTTACCAGTTACGTTACCAGTTACTGACCCAGTCAGATCACCAGTAACATTACCGACTACGTTTCCAGTATGGACTCCGTTTGTGTTTCCAGTTACATTTCCAGTTACATTACCGACTAAATCAGTAGTAATTGAACTAGGTAAACCAACTGTTAAGGTCTGTCCACTTGCAACCGTTGTAATTTCATTAGTTGTTCCTTGAATTGTAAAGGTTTGAGAGTCTAAATCGACAGATCCACTTCCACTTGTTCCTGCAAAATCTAAATCTTCAGCAGTTACGGCATTATCAACATAAGCCGTTGTAGCTACTTTTGTAGAATTATCCTTTGCTGACTGCGTTGTGGCAGTTGTAGCCGTATTAATAGTCCCATTTAAATCTCCTGAGAAAGTTGCTGCCGTTAATGTTCCGCTAATTGTAACGCTATTAGGCAGTCCTATTGTTAATGTTTGACCTGATGCGCTTGTAGTAATCTCATTTGACGTTCCTATTATATTGAAAGTCTGAGAATCAAGATCAACTGAGCCGCTTGTACCTCCATCTCCAGTAAAATCTAGATCTTCAAGAGTTATCTGAGTAGCTACATAATCAATAATTGCCGCACTTGTTGGGATTGTGGTATCATTATCGTTATTAATTAAGCCATCAACCGCATCAACAAACTTTGTAATAGTGATATTTTCCCCAATATCTTTAAGAGATCCAAAAGAAACGATTCCAGTAGCCTCTAGATCTCCGCCAGTATTTAAAAATACTCCACTTCCGTTTCCTGATCCATCACTAATTTGAGTTAATGATGCACCTAAAATTCCGTTGTCAATAGTTTTAAGCAGTCCTTGATAGGTATCTGCTATTCTAGTGTTAAATAGAGTTGCCATTTTTTTCTTTTTTTATCTCTTCAATTTTCTGTAAAAAAATTCTCAGCTTTTCAGCATTCTTATCTTTTAATTTTACCTTCTTCATATATTCCAACCGTTAAAAACTGCGTCTTGACTAGGGTATAAATCATCATTTATATTACTTGTATACTCAGGATATGTCTGCTGATTAAAAGCCATGAAATCAATAAACCTTCTGGAATACCAATCTGCCTGAGTTCGACATTTTTCCACTAAGAAATCAACCTCATCTTTAGTTACTGTTTCTGAGTTCTCAGATGAATGCTTATAAATCCCTCCGTTGCGTATTTGATAAGCCGCAAACGGAACGTAATCCACTTGAGAATACCATATAAGCATAGGTTGAATATACTCGTTTAAAAGCGTTTTATATGCGGCGTTTGCAGGAAGATCAATTTCATCAGTTGAAATTAATGTCCCCATCTTATCATAGAGTTTAGTACCCATGTATTGTTGAATGGTGACCACTTGCGCAGTCTTGATAAATTGCACAAATTTGTCAGTATCAACATTTCCGTCAAGAATACTATTTCTTACGAGATCTGTTCTATTTATAAATAATACCGTTGCCATAATCTTTATTTTGCCGTATTTTTAAATCCCATTTTGTCCCAATATGCTTTGGTATACCCTTCAAATGGCATATCTCTTGGAGCGACTGGAACTAATTTATCATTAATAGGTGCTCTAAAACCCATTGATTTTGCTTTTGTTGAGGTTATCTCATCTCTTTTTGTGATACCTTTCCTATTAATGTTTCTGTCCTCCTTTATAACGTAGGTTTTTCTGAACCATTTATGGAAACATCTAGCACCTCCCTTATATAGCCAAATAGAATAAGTATTAGATCCACCCTTACCGAAACCTTTATTAACTGGCTTATCTGTTAAGGCAATAATATCTTCTTTACGGTAGATTTTTTTAGCGTTAACCATCGCATTACAGAAATCTCTAGTATCTTTTTGCTTTTTTAAAGGAGCATATTGATATCTAACTAGAAATCTTAATGAAGGATCTTGCTTAGATGTACCATCTTGATCTGATTTTCTGTTTTTATAAGCATCTCCAGTCCTTACTAGGTTAACAACTTTCTGCAAAGCTGATACTTTAGGCTTATTTAATTCAGTTATTTTAAGATCCAACTCATCATCTGTTTCATAGTCTACTTCTGAGACATCTATTAAATCATAATTATCCAATAATTCCTCTTCATCCTCTCCTAATTCTATGAATTTTTCCAGATCATTTTCACTTAATTCTTGTTTGCTATTCTTAATAGGAACGCAGTTAGGAACTTTCTTACCATTCTTGGTTTTCATTCCTATCATTTCATATCCTGCCTCACAAGGTTTTTTAAGGTTTATTACCGTATTATGATCTTTGCATGGCATATGCCAAATCTTCCCATCTTCTTCATGTTCGTGCGAACCCTTGCATCCTAATACTTCAGCTACTTCTTCAGCTTCTTCTTTAGTTTCATAAGCAATTTGACCATCTATTTTTTTAAAATTTTCAATATAAGAATATCTATCAACACCCCTTATTAAATCTTCGTGCGACTCACAAGGCATATAATACTCTTTGCCATCTTCTTCATGAATATGTGACCCTTTGCATCCAATTTTTTTGGCTATCTCTTCAGCTTCTTCTTTAGTTTCATATACGGTTTGACCATCTATTTGTCTTGCCATCTTTACCCCAGTCTCCTCCTCAATTTCCTCATCATCTTGGAGCGTTGGATCTACCTCTGTAAACTCTAAAGGTTGCAACGTAATGAAATATAAGTTTAATGATATGTCATTATATGATAATAGAGTATCAAAGCAATCAATTAACAACTCTTGAAAAGGTCGGATAACAGTATTATCCATTAATAAACTTGCAGTCTTTATCTCATCTGCATTATTACCTAGTCCGCTATTGTCTTTGATTCCTAATAACATGGGTGATACTACCCGATGCGCCACCATTATCTTCTTTGCGCTTTCATCTGAAAGAAATTGATACTGGTTATGCGCATCTGATAATTGAACTGGCGTTATCTCAGCTTGTGCATCTTTATTGTCATTGAATGCAAGTATAAATTTCCCTGCGTTTGATGTCCCTGAGAATTTAGAGGCAATTCTTTGCTCTATTAATTCCCTTTCTTGCTGATTTGGAGTTCCATTATTAAAATTTATAAGCATTGACGGACTTAATCCGTTCATAATATTATTTAAATGATAGTTGCTTATCTCTTCTTCTAGTTCTGCGTACTGTAATCCACCCTGATAATCTACTGGAGAGTAGTAATAAAACCCTGCTCTATAAGGTTTGATATAATATATCTCAATAGCCTCCTTTGACATCCCATAAGCAGGGATTCTCAATGGCTTATCGCTTGGCTTTATCTTTGCCCAATCCTTAAAATAGTAATATGCAGGGATCTCTCCTTCTTCATTTGCTTTTTCTGCTCTTAAAGTCTCAATTGGAAAATGCTCAATCTTAGCAATTGTATTTCTATCCTTAGAGTATACCACTTGCAACGCCGCTTGACCCATTAATTTTAAGTCATAGCATACTTTACGCACACAATCCTTGTGAAATAAAGAAATCATTTGCGCATATTGATCAGGCTTCTTGTCTGCATCAGTAGCATTTAATCCTTTACCGTAAATCGCTTGACTTATTCCATTGATAGCCGCATTATTAGTCGGACTTCCGTTATATCGATCTATTAAAAATTGAAAATAGTCATTATCCTCTCCATAAGCGACCCAATCTTTATTGGCAACCTCTTTTACCTCTGGACTTGTATAAGTACTTAGGTTGATAACGCCTACATCAGTATTGTTTTTAACTTGTTTTACTGTTGGATTTGTTAGTGTTTTTTTCTTGTTCCTTTTCATATTACAATATAGTCATTGTCATAGGAATTATTATAGACGTATTGACCTTGATTAAGTTCATAATACTCGTTTTTCGTTTGATCAACGGTTTGATCTGTGCAGAAAATACGATCTGAGAATATCTCCGATACAAATGTATTGGTTTCATTCCATTTCGTTGTCTCTGCTTCCCATAGATTAAAGTTTGTATTCCAAATATTAAAATCAATGTATAATCTAAGATCATAAAAATGACCCTCAACTAAAACTGGATTAAAAGTATTGTTAAATACTAGATAATTTCCTGATGTTGTTGCAGTTGTTACTTCATAAACAGTAGTGACATTTGTACTATCATCACGAATGTCCATGCTAAAAGTGCTAACGTATTCTCTAGGAATTACAGAGAGCGTTTGAGCAGTTGAGGAGGTTTTTAAAATTATCATCTAATAGTATAACGTAAAATTGGATTTATTTTTGAAAAGTTAAATCAAAAAAAAAGCAGTCCGAAGACTGCCTCTTAACTAACCAAACTAAAATCAACCCGTTGGGGCAATCTGAGTTCCTTGAGTAGCCGTTGTAATCAGGCTTGATGTAATAAATGGAGCGGCAGTTTCTTCCATTGCCTCCATTGTTAAAGTAAAGCCTGAGAGGTCGCCTGCGGCTGTGCCAGTCACGATTGATCCTCCAGTGCACTCAGCACCGTTCTCAAGACCCACTAGGAACATATTCCCATAGTAGTCCTCCACCGCGATTTGTGGTCTTGCCGCCGCAATCAATTGAATTTCTTGTTGCGTTGCATTGTCCAAAAATGTTAAAGTTAAGTTTAATGTCTGAGTATAAAAGGTAGTACCAGTATCCCTAGAACTTGTAATTGTTGTCTCTAGTGATGATGCACCTTTTACATCAAATTTATAAACCGTAGGCGTTCCTGATATAGCCGTAATTTCTCCGTCTGTATAAGTGGGATCGCCTAAGTCTCCATAATCCATAAAGTAGGCGGCTTTAATTCCGCCAAAAGCTGATTTACAAGGTAGCTTTCGTCCTTTCGTTAATAAACACGCCATAATATTTTTTGTTTAAAAAAAAAGGCATAAAGGGACTACACCCCATATGCCCTTTTTTAGTTATAATTTAAGAATATAAAACTATGTCAGAGCCTATACCGTACTGCACTCCTGCAGTAAATCTCATTATTACTCTAACATTTTGAGATCCATCTAGGTCACCCATATCTAAAACCTTAACTTCATTCATATCGTTAAGTAAACCAGTTCCGAAATATAGGTTAGACTTCTGAGCCGCTACCGCATAATTATCAGGCAATCCTTGACCGACAAAGATCTTAACTCCGTCAAAACTTAGATCACCATTATTCCACCATTGAGTACCTTGATTATTTACACCATTTGCACCCAAGCCAGACGCACCAAATCCACCTAATGAGCGAACGTATGCCCTTGCAATATTCTGAGAGATATACAAAAACATATCATCTTTAGAATAAAGAGCGGAGGGGATTGCATCAACGATCTTACCGAGTTCAGTAATTACATTAGCTGAATCAACTCCACCACCTACTGCCGCAACATCAATCACATCAGCGTCAGCAGTCATAAGAGTTGTCAATCCGTCAAACTCTCCTGCTTGTGCGCCTCCTAAATTTCCTTGCCAAATATTGTTCTCAGTTGCCGCCGCTACTTCTTTAGCAACATGAGCAATCAAGAATTCAGCGAAGGTCGGGGGCAATTGATCGAAAGCAGAGTATCCCATGCTTTGAGCGCCCCAATTTGCCACAAACGGAGTCTTACACAATTCGACATTTACCTGAAATTCTTCAGGCTGAATAATTCTTTCAGTTAAAGTAACATTTCCTGCATTTGTAAAATCACAAGTTGAGTCTGCGATAATTCCGCTAGTTGCTACTTTCTGGACAACTTCTTTATATTTTATATTCGGCATAATTTCAATTCCTCCGTTGTCAAGAGTTGAGCCGCTTGTAAGTGCCGCCGCAATATATTTCCCTGCGAATTCACCTGCATATGTACTTGTTATAGTTAAAGCCATTTTTTTAGTTATTTACAATTTTTGATAATACAGAATCCATTATGGATTTTTGTCTTTGTTTTTGAAAAGTTACTTTTTCATTTTTATTTATTACTGATTCGGGACTGTGCTTTATAGCTTGAGCCGCAGGTTTTGAAAGTTCTTCCTTGAGATCTTCATTCATTTCCTCTTTTTTCTTTCCGTAACCCATTTCTTCAACCTCTTCAGCAGAGACTTTATCACGCTTTAGGTCTGCAATTGCCGCTTCTAGATTTGCTATTCGCTCCTCCATAGCTTTCCAATCATCTACCTTAATGATCATATTCCCTTCTTTATCTTCTTTGATCTCATCAGCCTCAACCTTTTCATCTTCCTTGTCTTTCATATCTTTCAAGTTTTCAGTAGGTTTTTCCTCAGTAGGTTTTTCCTCAGATAGATCAGAAGTGATTTCTTCCTTTGCAGGGACTCCATCACTAACATCTCTAACATCAGCAATAATACCCTCCTCTTCAACGACTAAAAGTCTTGAATCAGCAAGTATATATTCGCCGACTGGCATAGCTACTTTTTCATCATCAGTCAGGATAAATACTTCTTTCCCTTTTTCAAATGCTTCCGCCTCTATGTCAGTTCCGTTTTCTAGCTTCATCGTTTCCAATTTTACTTGAATATCTAGAAGTGTTCTTATTTGATTTAACATATCATTTGCTTTCATAATAGTATAACGTAAAAATTTAAAAGTTTTGTCTTTTAACTCTGTCTGTAGATGTTCCCAATGCCTTGATTCATCGTTCCACCCTTGCAACATTTTCTTGAATAAGTATTCTTATCCCTACATAGACACGCTCTTTGACTGCCCTTTGGACTTGTTCTACTAGGAATAAAGATTTTATTTTTATCTGTCATTATTTTTTCTCTTTTTCAGCTTGATCCATTTTCTTTTTTGCCCAACCTAAAGCAGATTTTCCACCCCAAAGCAAGTAAGATATAGTCCCACAAGCCTTTGTATCTGATGGATCATAAAACTCCTCTGCTCGGCTTAAATAAGAGTACATCCTTTTAATTGTGTTCATTGAAATAGGTTTACCTTGCGCTAATTGTTGCGCTCTAATCTTACCCACTTCAGTTGCACATTTATTGTTAATTTTTTTATTTAACTCAATGCCTCTTTTTGCGTTGTTACGGACAGACTTAGGGTAATCTCTAAAAGACTCCATTTCAATTTCTTGAGTTTCTCTGTTTATTATCCCTTTGATCATTGACAACATCTCTTTTGCCTCTTCATTCTCTATATCTTCAAGAGATATTTTAGGCTTTTGAATTGTCATATTTACTTTATCTGCAAAATATCCTTCTATTGAAAAGCCTTTGACTTTACCTTTCTTCACATATTCTTGCCATACTTGCTCATTGTTGACTTTCATCGTTCCCATCCATGTCCCGACTGGAACATTCATTCCATACTTTCGGCTTTTGTCATGAATATCATCTTCAACTAACCAAGATTCAACAAGAGTCAAACCGTTTAATTGATGTTGATGCTCTAATGTGGAATTATTCTGATTGCCATTTCGCAAATACATTTGACTTGCTTTTTCAATGGTATTCTTTGAAAAATAAATGTAGTATTCACCCTCATCAGACATTCGATAAATAGGCTTATTTGGGATCAGCAATGCACCCATCAATATCCGCTTGTCTTTGGATACCTCTGCAAGTTTTATCTCTTCCTCTTTTAATGCTACAAAGTCACTTTCGATTGCAGGACTTTCTACGATGCTGATTGCTTCTATTCCAGAAAATTCTTGATTTTCATCTAGTACTAATTCTACTATCTTCATAATAGTATAACGTACGAATTGATGAATTTTGTTTTTTTAAATTACAATGTAGCTGATTCGACTATATTTCTGTCAAGACTTTGAGCCGTAGTAACATCATCGGAGACAACAAATGCTCTAACTGGTTGACCATTTTGACTTCCAATAGCATCTGCTAATTGATTCGTTCCAGTAGTTCCTACCACATTAAAACTAGGCGGCAATGATGGAACTGCAGGAGTTGAATACGATGCTCCAGATCCACCTCTTCCACTTCCTCCTCCTTCACCTCCTCCAATACCGTTAACAGTCGGTAGTTTTGTCCCTCTGATTTCTTGTACTGTTCTAAATCCAGTTGCTAAAGCAGATGCCGCCGCCGCCGCCCCTAAAACTGGCCCGACGAAAGGAATCCCTGCTAATGAATTAAATGCGGCTATAGAGGATTGCAAGGTTGTAATGGTTGTGGATGCTATTGCCGCCGCTTTTCCTGCTTTAGATTCCTTGCCTAAAACATTTGCTAAGTTATTTAATGTCCCTACGGCAATATTTACTTTCTCCTGAGATGCCATTTTGTCTAATTCAACTAATTTTCTACTGGCTTCTGCTTGGAAATCTAATAACTCCTCATTTGCGTCAATATATGCTTGAGTCCCTTCAGTATATAGATTCCTTTTTTTTGTTAATCTTTCAGTTTCTTCTTTAATTTCTGCTTTTGTGGCTTCTTGTAATGCAGTAATTCTAGACAGTTCTCCCCTTTCTTGTTCTGCCATAAAATTTCTTTGCTCTTGCCGTCTTAAAGTTTTGCCATCTTCTATGCTTTGCTCTAGTTCTTCCTGCTCTTTTTGTAGACCCATCTCATTAATCAACTGCTCAGACATAAATCCTGCAATCGTTGCCTCAACGGCATCAACCTCATTCTTTGCAGTCTGCAAACGAATAGCATTTTCTTGACTACCATTTAAATCAAATGCCGCTTGTGCTTGTCTTTCTACTAATTTAGCATTCTCAAGCATTGCATCTTTTTGGAGTAGTAATATTGTTCTTAGTTTTTCGTTTGCTTCAGTTCTTTCGGCAATAGTTAATCTTTCATCATCTCGGATCTGACGTTGTTGCTCTGCTTGACGGTCATACTGCTCTAGTAATCCCACATTTTTAACCTCCGCAAGTTCTGCTTCCTTTGCTAGTTGAACACTTGCATCAGCCGCTTTCAAAGTGTTCTCAGCGTAACTCTTCGCCGCAGTCGCAGTCTTTTCTACCAACTCAACAGTCTTATCAAATGAATCATCAACGCCAGTCAGAACGTCTGTAAATTCCTTTCCTGCGTTACTTGCCGCTTCTATTGCTCCGTCAAAATCCCCTGCAAATACTTTTTTGATTGCTTCTCCTAAAAATCCAATAACTTCTAGAGCAGAATTAAAACGCTCAATCATATTATTTTTGATTGCCTTTCCTAAATCTGCAACGGCTTTTTGTGGATCGTTAAATATCTTTTTAAAAGACTCTGTAATTGGCTCAATATTATTTTTAACTAGATTAAACAAATCATTAAAAACAATCTCTAAAGACTTAAATGCCGTAGCACTAGCATCAACAACGACTTGATTAGTCATAAATAGTTCTTGCATACCTTGAAGAACCTTTAAGAATAGTCCAATTCCTGCCGCTTTAATAGCCAGACCCATCCCCTTAATACCTTTTGCAGATTGCTCACTTGTTTTTGATAGTGCATCAATAGCCTTTTTAGTATCTTTATTACTATCAACAACTTCCTTGCTTAGATTCTCAACTTGTTTTTTGAGGTCAGCAATCTCTTTACTGGCTTTTGTGGTGTTCGCTACTATGTCAATTTCTGCAACTTCCATTTTGTTTCTCTTTTAATTTGTCGAAATGTATCTCTAAAACTTTTAGGAAACTTGTATTTCCCTTGTGCGATCCTGATATTTTCAGTCTCTCCGTCTGCTAGTTTTAATAATTCTATTATTTCCTTCATACCACATTCAATAATTCTAAATCTGATTCTCCAGTTTGGAGGTTTGTAGTGATTGAGTTGATGATATAAGTCTCATCTCGCATGATTATCTTATCATTTAATTCTAAAGCAATCACAATCCTTAATGGTAAAAATGCTTTAACCTTTGTGAGCCTTCTTTGAGCGTTAAATACCTTTGAAACGTAGTCTGTATATTCCTTATTAAATAAAGATCCATCTGCAAACCCTGCTGATGTTAATGCATACTCATTTATCTCTGCTCCGAAATTTAAATTATCAGCGTTTGTGGATGCATTTAAGGCAACGCTATTGCTAGGAATGTTATAAGTATCTACCTCAACATGACTTGATGATGATTTTAAAAATGATATTGAATCAATTCCTGCTCCTGACTGAGTAATAGGGTAAAATAATAACGGTTTACCAAAATAAGACTGCTGATTTTCATTAACAAAAAATCCATATTGTATTGTAGTCGTTCCTCCGACAGATTGATCATATAATCTTTCAAATTGTGCGTGTTCAAAAGGAGGCTTAACTGTATATATTTCATTTGGAGCATCATATTTTTCATCATCTAAAGTGAATTTTAGGCTTCCCCAACCTACGTTATTTAGTTGTTCATATTGTTTTGCGAGAAATGTCCCTAATCCTTCGTATTCAAAATTCACTTGTTTGTAAGGTAATGCTACATTAACTCTGCTATTTGTTACCTCTAAATAGTTCGTAATATCATAAGTAGTTCCTGCGGCATAAAAATCATCTATTGTCTGAACTTGTATATTTCCATTTGGTAATTCAAAAACAGTTAAATTAAAAAGATTAAAAAGTCCATTTAAAAAATCCATCACCTTTATCTCAGGGATCTGTTGCGTAATAATAAACTCAATAGCCGTACTTGTATTGAAATCCGTATCAGTAGTAAACGCATCTGTCCATGATGCACCAACAAATCCCTCTAGATCCCAGTCAATATTTCCTACCGTAAAGGTTATTTGAGTTGTTACGTTTTGAACTATGGTTACAGTATAAGATCCTGATGCAAAAATTTGTCCATAATCAGAAAGACCAAATGTTCTTGTCCCACTAGCAAATGATGACTCAAAAAAAGACTGTCCATTTCTGTAAATAATAACCTGATAAGCCACCGCACTTGATGAAGGAGTAAGAGTTAAATCTGCTTTTACAGTTGCAGGAGCGTAAAGTCTGAGCGTTGTTTCAGATTCTTGTTTTGCATACAATCCGCTTGTATCAACTTGAAAAGTATTTACCTCTGAAAAGTATTGATCTATTTGAGTTGCAGGTTGAACGCTTCCGCTTTTACGATGCAGCCACATATGTAAATGGAAATACCTATCATTAGACGTATTAAAAAAAGAACTACTATCAAATGTTATTCCGTATTTTGTTTCTATTGCACTAATAATGGTTGAGATCCTGATTGCATATTTTAAATCATTCCACGCAACGCCATGTAAATTTGCACCTCCTCCAGTATGATAATATAAGTTCCCTGACCCTGCAACTGCCGTACTGCTATTATAAGATAATTGTTTTGTGTGGGTAATTAAAGGGCATAGAATAGCCGCCCCATTTGCTTCGGGTAATTTTAATCTTGTTTCTACTTCATCAGGACTATATTCTAAATTATGAGTTGACAAACTACTTAATCCTGAGAGCAAATCTTCACCTATTAAATCTTTTAAATTAACAGTATCTCCGAAAAATGTAATGCGGTAAGCATAGGCTTTTTCTTTTCGCATATCAACTCCCTCAAGTCTAATAAATCCAGTCTTAAAAGGAATGCTATTTAATTCTATACTTCCTGATACTTTGTTTAAAGCATCAAATCCATCTACAATATCAAAGTTGTAATAATGCTTAAAAAGCAAATTATTCTTTTTACTGGCAGGAACGGTAAATGTCTTGCTGAAATTTGTAAATACTTTAGCAAGATCTTTTACGTTTTGAATTGTCTGAGTTACCGATACGGTCTCATCCCCAAATAGATCAATACGATCTGACCCTAAATATAATTGCAGTTTTTGCATTATCTGACATTATTTATTTTATCATAAGCCTCCTCAAATTCAATTGTGTAATCAATCAGCCTATCATTTAATTTAGTCTTTTTCTGGAAGTTACTCGTAATAACATTTAAAGGTAAATACTGAGTTGTCCCTACCGCATTAAGACTTTGAATCCATATCTGCTCACTTTCTAATAATTGCTCAAATACTGCATTGTATCCTTCGGGATAATAACCTGAGTTTAATGTCATCCTCTCTCTTGCTTCTTTATTATATACAACTTTAGAAGGCTTAGTTGTATCGTATGTTGTACTAGATCCGCTTGATGTTAAATTAACTCCTTGATAAGTTTCTTTTGTTGTATCTGTTGTCAATGTCTTTTTAAGAAGAAACCAAAGATCTTGAAATTGTCCGTATTTATTTATAAAGGTTATCCTTTGAGGATCATATTTTGAGCAAGGCGTTCTATTAATTGTGCAAGTGACTCCGACTCCAATAGTGACAGAGGTATCTGTACCGCTATAAGATTGATAAGCAACTGTACCGCTTAAAATATATGGCAAAAAACCGCTTTTATTCTCAGGCACAAATATCTCCCAATCATTGTTGACTCCTAATTTTGGAGCGATCAACCATGATGCGGATGAACTTAACGAGAAAGGGACAGAAGGATTTGCTCCCTCACTAAAATATCCATAGGCATCAAAGCCAGTATTATTATTATCAGTTATTGTTTGCAGTACAGATCCACTTGCATTTGCCGCATCATAGAATTTCATTGTTAAATCTATATCTATTTCTGTATCTCCTCCAGTTGGCGTTCCATCATAATCTATTGTAAGGTAATCCCTACATAATTCTGATATTTCAAATACACTTGCCGATCCTGCCGTTGCTGATTTTACAAGAGTATACCTCAATACATTTTCAACCGATATCTCTAACTGTACTGATACTGAACTTGCAGGAGCAGTTCTAGTAAAAAAATAAGGTGATCTTAATGCTATCCTTGCCATATTATCTCTTTTTTAAAAAATTTAGTACATCTTCAGAAAACCCAATTGCTAATTCTTCGGGTAGCCTTTTAAATGCGGCTCTGAATGGTCTAGTAAACCAAAGACTCGGAGTAATACCTTGAGCAAATATTCTCTTTTGCAACATAAATCCGATTGCCTTATAATTTCCTTTTTTAAATTGACCAGTTTTTTTATCTCTGAATCTAATTTTATTAAATTTTGCCCAATTCATTATAGGTTTTAAAGGAGGCATTTTAGATTTATAGGAATATCTTCCAAATATTGTGTTGGTAGCCTTGCCTTTTTGCTTTCCTTTTTTAACTAAACTAGGATTTGATCCATATACTCCTGCATCTTGAAACATTCCATAAACATCCATAAAGAAACTTAGGGTGATTTTCCCATTTGATTCTTTTGGAGAAGCATATTTCAAAGAATTATAAAGAGACTTAGTATAATTGTTAGGCTTCTTTGTCTTTTTAGTAAGATTCGTTCTGCCTTGCTGAACCACATATTTGCCAAATGCGGAGTAGGCTTGTATAGTTTCCTCGTATCTCATTAGCAAATATTTATATCATTATAGATTTCTACGTTTAAAAGAGATTCCCATCCTGCTAACTCGTTTTCAAACCTATCATAAAATGGCTCTATCGAAACGCTACCTTGTAGCTGATATCCGTTCTGATGTAAATCACCACCTCTTAAAACTTGTACTAATTTATTTATGACAGATAGCTGAGTGTTCAAAATGTCTTGCTCATTATTATTGCCTATAAAAATATCTGTGGTTTCAGATTTGGATCTGTCAACAATATCCATATTTAGTATGCTTATACTAAAAATTAGTACGCCATCTTCTTGAGATACATTATTGACTATCATATGAGCCAATGGAAAAATGTCTTGTTTTTGTAGGTTAACATCTGTCAAATTACCGATAGTAACAGTCTTGCAATTTATATCCGAAAGCAATTGAGTTTTAATTGTTTCCGTTAACTGGTAAAAGCCTCTGATTCCTTGATTGCTCATTTAATTTTTTGTTTCATTAATTTCGATTCTAACTCATTTTTTTCTTTTGTAAAGGCTAACATCATTAGACATTCATGCATCTTCATCTTAGTGATATGGTTAATTCGTTCAATGTTTCCTTGAGCGAGTCCATAGAGCGAATTGTACCACCCCCATTTCTGTCCAAATGCGGAAGTCGCACTTGTTGTATCCCTATCTCCTCCGCTAAAGAGTTCAGAGTAGCTTTCAGTAAGTCCTTTTTTAAATTGAATAAAAAAAAAATTGACCCTAATACGGCATCCATTGGCATCTGTAAGGCACGATCTCTTTGATCCATGTCATATTCTACTAGATCATATCTTCCTGCCTTCTTATGCGATATAGGACGGTACAACACATTCATAGCATAATGTATGTTTGTCCAATCAGATAAGTAAGTATCCACATCTATGTATTCACCAAAAGTCATTTCATCAAGATCAGGAATAAATCCAAATTGTTGTCCATTTAATTTAAAAAATCTTACAAGTTTTGTTTCATTTACAAATAAACTACTAATCTTTTTTGCTATTTCAGTAACAGAATGAGCCGCAATACTCTTTATTTTCTCCTCTGGTACATGGCAAAAAATCTCTATTGCCTTATGTTCTAAAAAATGCTCATTATCATTTAATTCTTGAGCCTTTAAAAAACTCTGATATTGCTCCAACTTGATTTCTGACAGATCTGTTGGGACGTTTAGTTTAGCTTTCATAATAGTATAACGTAATTTTAGGATAATTTTAAATAAAAAAAGACGGTCATTTCTGACCGCCTCTATAATCAACTACAAAAAAATCATTTTAATTGTAAAATTTCAATATCTTTAAAAATATTATTGAATTTTAAAAGTAACTGATTGAACTCATATTTTGCATCTGATAACTTTTTTTTAAGTTCTTTATTTTCTTGATTTAAATCGTGAAATAAAAAAAATAATTCTTTATGAGAATCAACAATTGCGAATTTCTCATCTTTTGTAATTGTTTCTCCTGCTTTTATTTTTGATATAATTTTTAAGGATACGTCACAAATAGCTGAGACTTTTAAAATTCTCATCTCATCTATCTCATAGACCTTTTTCATGACTTTATCTAAGGTCGTTTCCTTTATGTGTGCCATACATCAACCTTTCCTTTTAATTGTGGTCTCACAATATTCTCAATTTGCTCCTCATTTCCTATTGGCATATCATCAAAATACATATGTACATCTCCAATCTCCGTAGTCAAATTGTATTGTCCGCACTCTGGTCTCATGCGTCCTTCATCCTCTATAAACCCTGCCTTAACAATAGTCTCACATTTTATTGTAACTTCTGCCATTACCTCAAAAAAGACTCCTTTCATTACCTCCTTTTTCCAGTCAACTTCAAAACTCTGCTCTTCAAAACTCTTCTCTTCATCATCAATTGTGAAATCAACTCTTTTGAGTTCTAACCCCATCAACGCTAGTAATAACGCTGACTCGGTTATGTGTTGGGTATTGTAATCCGTATTCTTCATTCTCGTGTGTTTTAGTGAATTTTAAATTTAATCAAAAATAGTTATTTATCAAAAAGTCCAAGAGTCATCTGTTCAAAAGCCTTATAAGTTCCAATCATTTGTGGTATTTCCTTAATCTCTTCCTTTACTATCTCAGTAGCTGAATGACGCTTGTGATATTTCTCCCCTCTTAATGTAGGGATCTCCTCTTGGATCTTGCGTCTTGCCCTTGTGATAGTATCAGGTAAACTTATCAATCCACTTTTTACAAGATGACAAAAAGCCTTGATCTGATCATCACTTATATCGCTTTCTCTCATTTCAAGATACCAATACCTTGCAATAAGGTCTAGATCATTATCTCGTGATTGGGGATATTTTCTGAGAATATCCTCAACATTTTGTGCTTTATCTTTTATCATTCTTCTAGTAGTTTAAAATAATCCCACTTTGAGGTCTTAATTGATTTTTCTACTGTACGATCAAGAATATCATCAGTTATCTCTTCACCATATCTTTCATCCATTCTCCCATACCTCACACCCATCTCAACCATATTTTTAAGAGTATGTCCTGAGATTATATATTTGGATCTTGATTTTACTTTTTTCATATTTCTTCTTTAATTTCCGTTACCTTATAAATTTTAGCTGATTTTTTTGATATATCATAATGAGTTTCCCAATGTTCACAACTTCGTATCCAAGGGTTACTATCAATCCCAATATGTTCTTTATAATCTTCTGCTTCTTCTAAGGTATCGAAATTTTTGGAAGTTAAGGCTATCTTGTCACATTCTAACCCAACTAAGTGTTCATGAGTAATTCTGTAAAACACTTTTTTTGTTTGCTCCATTTCTATTTGTTTTTTATATACTTTCTCCTTCTGTTTTGAAATAAATTTGTCTGCTTCTTCGGTGAAATCCTCGAGATCACTATGCATTGTTTTAAATAATTGATCTAAACTCATTTTCTTTTTTGTTTAAGTTAAGGGGGTGATTAACCCCCATTAAATTTATTTAAATAAATATTAATGTCTCACGGAATCTATCTGCGCAAGATGGATATTTAAATTTTTTACCTATGTATTTTTCCTCTTTATTGTCATAAACTTGGAAATAATCTCCGTTAACATAAGTATCATATCTATCACACCTTTCACAATGTGCTTCCCATCTATCCCAATTTATTTTTGATTTATTTTCTATTGTATTCATTTTTTGTTTGTTTGATTATACTCAAAGATAAACAATAAAAGTTATAAACCAAAAAGTATATAACTATTTTTTATTTTTTTTTGATTTCTCATCATAGATCCTTCGCTTTGATACAATCCAGTCATTTATATCGGTAGAAAAAACAAAGGCATATTTACACCGCTCAGTTTGACTTGGAGTCTCATCTATTATATCCAATTGCTTTGGTATTTTTTTATTGTCTTTCACTTACCTAATATTGTATTTGCCAAAATTAGCACCCCTTCCCAGACTTTCCATTTCATGATATCTAACTGCATCAATCGCATGATCTAAAAATGGGACTGGTTTACCTATTTGCGCCCCCGTCTTGCGATCTTTATCCCAACAATATGATCTAAGTTCTTTAATTAAATTCGCGCTCTTAGAGGTCACTAAATAGCTTTGTGACTGCATGATCTGAATGCCGAAATTTATAGAGTCTGATCCTTTTGCAACGCCTTTAATTCTCTGACCAGTTCTTCGGATCTCTTCAATGCTTTTTGGCTCGGATGAGTCAGCGTATGCAATGACCTCATTCTTCATTCTTTTGGCAATCTCTGTATTAACAAGTCCAGTTTCATAGCAGATTTCATTCAAGATCCTTTGACCGTCAAGATTATACACCTCAATAATAGAGTTAGGATCTACGGAGTACCCAAAATCAACTCCATATCCGAGTAGTTTTGCCTCATCAGGTATTTTATCAATAACTTTCCAATTAGTAAATACAACCCCCTCAAGCATTCCTACCAATCCCTCACCGTATACTCTCCACCAGTTCTCCCAATATGCGCTAGTCTTTGATTTGGCTTTGTTCTTTTCAATCTCCCTTACAATGCGAGGATCTAAAGCCTCGTTATCTCGATATGTGAGAATCAAAAAGTCACTATCCACCTCATCTTTTAGTTCAGTATGTACCCAAAATTCATTCGCAGGATTAAAATCTAGATAAATATCTGACTTTGTACGAATAGATAATTCATTGTAGGAATTAAACGCCACATTATTGCATTCGTTGATATAGAGTACATCACGCCTTGCACCTCTCAGCTTGGATGAATCATCTGCGCTAAAAAATTCGATATAGCTACCGTTCGCAAATTCGTATCTGAGGAGAGATTTATTGTATCTACTATCAAAAAAACGGTTAGTCCATTTCATGATATTAAGAAAGTCCTTCAATGCTCCACGCCTCAAGTGAGGAATAGACTCAGCAACAATTGAGATCTCAAGTCTCGGAGTCTTGGTGGCTTTATCTATTAATATCGGGAGAATCCCAAAGGTCTTTCCTGCTGATGTACCGCCTTGAATTATTTTGACTCTTTTCTTTAACTTTAGAATCTTATTTATTGCCGTTGTCCTCTTCAGCATCTGAATCAGTATCTGGGAATAAAGGTTGCTCTATGTTAGTAGATTCGATCTGTTGCAAAGGAGATCCATAGCCTGAGTCCATGAGAGCCTTGTAAGCATTCACATCCCCCTCCCTAGCCTTTTTAATCAACGCTAGAGTCATTAAATCTTCTTGACTCATCCTTTCTACCTCTGAGGTCAAAGGATTCTTTAAATCTTGATTTACCTCAAGCCATTGCCTTGCAATTGTACTCCTATTTTTACTGCCCTTTGGTCTGCCGTTAGGGTTTCCGCTTTGTCCTTTTTTAAAAGGGATTAAATCTTCCTTACTCATTCTGTTTTTGTTCTGTATTTTATGAATATTTTTTACCGTTTATTTTAACCGTCAAGGTATCATCTAGCTTTCTCATTCGATCTATTATCACTTGACAATACTTTGGGTCTAATTCTATTCCGTAGCATTTACGATTAAGTTGATGTGATGCTACCATTGTAGAACCAGAGCCAAGAAATAAATCTATCAATAAGTTTGGTTTATGGTTTTTAATAGCAGTCTCGCATAAGAATAAAGGTTTTTGTGTGGGATGAACATAATTTTGGTCTCGCCCTCCTTCCCATAAAGTTGTTTGTGTTCTATCTTTTAATCTTTCTTTTTTAACTCCTTTCCATCCGTATAAACAAGGCTCGTGTTGACTCCTATAATCTGCATAACCCATTGAAGCTTGTTTTTTTGACCAAATTATTGTAGCCCTTAACCCCCAGCCACTTTCAATAAATGCTTTCTCAAACAACGGTCTTAAACCAACTTTGCTATCAGCGTGCCACACAAAAATAGTTGCACCTTCTTTTGAATTTATATACGCACAAGATAATGCACCAAAAACTAACTTTTCAGTATCTTGCAATGATAAATTGTCATTTTTTATAGTGTTGGAAGTGTTTTCACCTCTGCCCGAATAATTTACTCCATAAGGCGGATCAGTAAACACCATGTCAGCCTTCTCTCCATTCATTAACTTAGCCACTTGATCTGAATCCGTTGAATCTCCACATAACAAACGATGATCACCGATCTCAATTAAATCACCAAACACAACATCAACCTTTAAGTCATCGGGTTCTTCATAGTCATCCTCTTCTGCCTCTAATTCATTGATATTAAAATCAGGGATCTCTAACCCCCAATCCTCTAATTTCTCCGCATCCCATTCATTTGCCAACGCATTCCAGTCCCACTCTCCAAAGCCTACATTGTCTTTAATGGTAAACTCTTTTTTTTTATCTTCTGACCATCCCTCCACGACATGAATCCATATCTTCTTAATTCCTGCATCCTTACAAGCCTTCAGTCTCATGTTACCTCCTAAAACCATCATAGATTCATCAACTACTATTGGTCTTATTTTTAACATCTCAGGGAAAGTCTTAACGCTTTCCACAAGCCTTTTAAACTTATCATCCTTTATTATTCTAGGATTGTCAGGATTACTTCTAACTAGGTTTATATTAACTTCTTTTGTCATGCGTAACTGGTTTCTCTTTTAATTTTAGTTTTTCTATGTACAAAATTAATAGTCCTTTGAATAAATCTATGCCTCTCCTCATCACTTTGAAAGTATTCGGGTATACTTATCCAAAATGTTTTCGGTTTTTCAGTTTCTGAGAACATGATTTCTAATATTTTCTCTATTTTCTTTTTCACAATTTCTAAGTTTTTTTTCTAAAATCCTCAGTCTATTTTCTAAGATCTGAGTTCTACTAACTTGATCAATTGGAGCATATTTAAAGTTAAATTTCTTTGCTAACTTTTCTAGTTTTTTATTTTTAGAGGCATATATCTTGTAATTTTCAACTGCATGAATTAGCGTTGAATTATTAGTGCTTCTTCCATTCTTGAGAAAGATTGCTTTTATTGCAATCCATCTCATTTTCATTTTTTCTCTCAAGACATAGCAAAGTAATGCTCTAATCTCAACAACTTCTTTTTTTCTTGAGTCAACAAAGGGATTAATCTTTGTGATCTCTTTTATTTTATCAACTACTTTTGAAGGGGTCATTTTGTTTTGGTTTATGTAACGGAATAAAATTACCTATGATCATCAGTAAAATACTGCAACTGCAAAGAATTATCAGCTTGACTAGTAGTTTAAGTCTTTTCATCTCCAATTTTTTTATCTAGTTCTTTAATTTTTAACTTAAACACTCTCACGCCTTGCAATAATTTCTTCATCTCACCATGACTCATTCCAGAGGGGTTGCTAAGTTCAGCATTTATTTTATTTAAATTATCTTGCTTCAATGCTAAAAGTTTTTCTCGTTCTTTTTTAAAGTCTATTTTAGTTTTCTTTTTTTTCATTTTTTTAATTTTTCTGGTTTAATCTGAAAAGCATTTGTATAATTCTTGAACTTACATTCCCATCCACTCACCTCATCATAGTCAACAAAGTAAAAATCAGCGTTTTCTTCATCAAGCATATAGACAATCCAGTACATCTCAATCCTTCCTAGTCCTTTTTGATGTGCTTCCTCATTGATTAAAATATTCGCACCATGAAAATGATAGGTTGACTTCACATCAATATTTTTACCCTTGACAATAAAGTCAGAATTTTTAGATGGGTATAAATCTAAAAGGTTTGCCATTGTAAAATCAATTTTTTTTCTAGTTAAGTAATCCGCGACTATCAATTCTCCTGCTATTCCAACCCTACCAACATGATCATTTTTTATTCCCCTATCAAATCTAGGATTGTTTTTCAATATGCTTTTGTTTATTACACTTCTAGCATGACTAATTTGATCGGCAATAATCCAAAAAGATTTAGGATATGTGTATCTCATAGCTTTTTGAGTTCATCTTTAATGCTCCAAACCGTTGCTAATAGAAATAAGGTCAATACTAAGTCTATTAATTCAATCAATAATATTTCTCTCTCCATGTCAGTAGGTTTTAAGCCTCAATAAATTATAGCATTCAAGATATTTCTCTCTCGCTTTGCCCTTATAACGATCCTTAAACAACTGAAATGTCTTTCTTCTGTACTGGTAATCACTCTCACCCTTGACAAAATACTTTTTACAGAACGCTTTCCCCTTTCCATGCAGGTAATTGACCCCATCTGATGGATCTCCGCAGACCATTTGCTCATAAAAATTGTGCCTAGCATCATCAACAGTAATATCTAATAGATTTTTATGATAATAATTGTAAAGTAAACAAGGCAATTGCTTATAGTCTTTGTCTATTGATACTATCATAACCTCATTTCTGCCGCAATCTTTAGATATGTTAGTCCAATATCTAGCAATGATGTCATCAGTCTCAACGCCAAATCCTGATATTGATTCATAATACTCAGAAACGTAGTCATGTAAATCAGACAAGAAAGGAGGCTTTTCATTTATTCTATTTGACTTATAGTCTCCTTTGCCTATGTATCTCCTAAAATTTCCTATGCTACCGTTGAATATCATGAAAGTCTCTATGAAAGCAAAATCCTCAATCTCTAATTTTAGATCATGAAGGCTAACTTGCAATTTAGTAATAGAATAATCAAAGTCTTTAGTATTGCAACAACACGCATAAATCATTGAGTCGGCATCAAATAGCACTATCATTCCTCTGGAATTACTTTACAATTCTCCTGACAAGCCTCGCATCTCTCAGAATGTTCAATCACTCTTGCTCCGCAACAATTGCTCACTCCCTCCTCGTAATATATCTCTATCATTTCGTGTGTTTTTAAATCGTAGAAAATCCATCCAATAACCTAGCCATTTTGGGTCATCTTTTCTAACTCTCAAATGTCGGGTTTCAATATTTGGATGTAAGAACTCATATTCCATGAGTCAAATATATACTAAAAAATTGATAAGTCTATAATCCCTTATCGTAAATCTGATTTAATTCAGTAACGTATCTCTGAAGAGTCTTTTGACCGCAACATTTACTGGGTCTATATAACTTATGATCGTAATAATTTGCATGAAGAGCGCATAAGTACTCATACTCATCATTGGATATCGTTGATCCCTTTATATTTCTGAATTTTTGCCAGTCCTTATAATCCTTTGAATTGAATTTTATTTCTTTTTTTGATTTTTTCATTTTCTAATTAGTTTGATTTTATTCCATTTTTCTCTTCTCTTATCGCACTTGCATTTTTTGCCAGTTTTTTTGTGATACAAATCAACAAGATACTTTATCCCAGTAAATCTTGTGATGTGAAATACTAAATCTCCGAGTCTCATAATAATCTTTTTATTTTCTTTTTTACTTTTTTAAAGGTCTTATAAAGCGAATAATAACTTATCCCAGTTTTTCTTGATAAAGTGCTTATGCTTTCTCCTTCAGTTATTATTTCAAATATTTTCCTATCATACCAATACATGGTTTTGAGTTCACCCTCTATTTTTAAGTAGGTCTCAGTATTTGCTTGATCACCTTCAATTTTTGACAAGTAATCTAAATCAACAATGATCGTATTTTTTTCTTTCCTCTTCATATTGACAAAAATGCTTCTGAGGATCTTAAAAATATAGTAGTAATTTATTGAATCATCCTTATACTTAATGTTTGACCCCTCATTTAATTTCTCAAATACTTTCAAATACATATCTTGCAAGATATCATCAACGTCTTTTGGCTCACATCCAAAATGATAAAGGATGTTAATCCATTTTTTGCGTTTATCCACAAGCATTTGCATCTCCTTTTCATGCATTATATCCTTCTTGCGTTTCAATTACCTCTGGGAATCCATAAGTATTGACCTTAAAAGTAAAGGGACTAAAAGAATAACCCCTGCTTCTTTTACAAGATACATTGATATGGGAATTATTCATCTCATTAGTTTCTAGATGGATCTCAGTTTCGGTTTTTTTCATAAGACAACTGCCTAAATGTCCAGTCGCTTTGTTAGATCCAAAGTTAGAATGAATTACCGAGATAATATGACAGTCATAATTAGCACTCCATTCCATTAACTTTTGAACACAATCATTTGACTGCTCAATATCATTCACATCGCTTACCAAATCAGCAACTCCATCAATGACAATCAGTCCAATATCCTTATATTGTTCCCTCATACAATACTCTATGAACTCAATGCGATCTTTATATCCCATAGTTCTAAGTCCAAAAGTATGATATTTATCTGAATGTTCCACATGAGCCATGTCATCTGCCCTTTTAAAGACCCTACGGCAATGCCATTTACCTTGCTCAGTATCTAAGTGCAAAATACTTCGATCTCCTCTGTGTCCCCTTATATCACCGCAATAATTATTCCTCCCTGCTAGGTAGGCAGAGACTAAAATAGATACAAAAAAAGTTTTCTTGGTTTTAGGAGGAGCAACTATCATTGAAAAATTACCATAAGTCCCGATAGGGATTGGCACATGATTTATCTCGTTTCCGCTATTTAAAGTCATTGTACCTAATGATATTGCAGTAGGAGGATAATCTAACTTTTTCTGAAAATCTACCTTGCACTCAGCAAAGTATTTCTTCATTTTTTCTTTAGTGTGTGTTTTAAAAATATCTGTTTGCATAAAAAAAAGGGGCAATGCCCCCTAATTAAAATGGTAATTTATCATCATCCTTTTTGTTGATGTCCTCAATCTTCCATGCTTGAAGAGTATTAAAATACTTATCAACACCATTTGGATCTGTCCATTTACGTCCCCTCAACTCAAATTCAACCATTATCTTATCATTCAGATTAAACTGATCAAGCATTGAACAACTATCTTGAACTAATTGAAAATTAATACATTGAGGATATTTAGGATTGTCAGTCATTTCAATGACAAACTCCCTCTTTTTAAATTTCTCGGTAATTTGAACCGTTTCATTTATTACTTTTATAACGCCTATTGCCTCCATTTTACTTTTTGTTTATGTTGATTAATTTGATTAATTGAGCCTCCATCTCTTTAGTCATTGCAAATCTCATCTTTAATTTAGCAAGACTAGGCTTTGGATCGGTTGTAATATAATTTACCGTTTGCTCATACTCTTTAGTATTATTCTTCAAGAATGGTTTTTTACCCGATGCATGATTACCATCATCATCTTCAGCAGGAAGTCCTAATATTCCTTGAAGAATTGCCCTGCAAAAATAAGTGACGCAAGATAAGATCTTTT